TAGATCTCAAGGACCTTGCCGATGGGGTCATTCCAGTTGTGCCCCCAGACAACGCGTGGTTTGCGGCGCTGAAGGCTGCCAGCGAATGCTCCCGGCTGGATGATGTCGCCGACGGAGTCCTTATTGCCTATAGCAGCAACGAAGCACTCAACGATACCCTGCTTTTCATCTACGCTGACCTGCCCGTTTGAGGCCTTGGTCTGGATATCGTCCATAACGCTAGTGGGCATGGGGAACTCCTCTACGTCCTTACGCCATAATAGGCCACAAAGAGGGTGCAGGACTGTAAAGTGATGAGAAAAATGTGATAGTTTCAGTAAATGGAGCCCTTGTTTACTGAAACCGTTTAGTGGTTGGGCAGATTCCAGGCTCGGCGTGCTTCGTCGGAAGCAAACTGTGGCCGAGTTTTGGCAAGAAGTTGAGTGAAGTGGCCGATTAGACCGCTCCTGAGCGTCGTGGCGCGCCTCTCTGGGTCCTTGACATCAAGGGATTGCAGGATCTCGTTGGTGATCGTTTCCCGACTGGACGTGTTTATCGACTTGATTCGATCCATCTGGGAATTCACATGGGTGGCAATCTCCTCAGCCGACAGATTTTTGTAGTTTTCTGACTTCACTGAGTAAGTTTCTGTGGCGTCCTTGACGATGGCGTTGAGAACCGGGCGAACATCTTCATCCATCTGCTTGTCCCAAATGTCCTGAGGCATGATGGTGTCGACCTCTAGCGTGCTGTCGGTCAGGGCCTTGCGGGCTTTGGCGCCACTGGCCTTCTCGAGCACAACGCGTTGCTGGCGTTCGAACAAACGTTCGAGGCCGCGGTCAAGGATCTCAGTCCATCGCTCCAGTTCGGAGGTTTGCCCTAAGGTCTTATAGGCCATAGACTCAGGTTCGCCCGACATCTGTCCCGGTGCTGGCTGGCCCTGAGGTGCGCCCGCCTGTGCCGCCATCGCTCCTTGCATGGTATTTGGGTCAAGTGGTGCTTCCGGTCCCGGCGGTGCCTGGCCTGGCGGCCCCCCGGGGGGAGCGCCCGGCATACCCGGTGGGGGCATACCTCCTGGCGGAGCGCCACCCATCTCAGCGTTGGGTGCTTCCATCTCTTTGTGGGTGTTGGCAATCGGTGTCAGGTTCGGGTTCTGGAGCAACGAGTCAGCGAGGTCCGAGTGGGTGATCTTTCGTCCAGACGCCTCGCGGTATTCGTTGGCGCTAATCAGGCCGGACTGGAACTCCTGTAGGACGTAGCGGCTCCGTTCCTGCTCGTAGATGGTCAGGCTGGGAACATCGCTGATGTCGAAGTCGACGTAATGCTTCTCGTCCAGATCGTCGAATGCACGAGCCAGATGCTCCAGATGGGGCATCATCGTTTCGCTCCAGAAGACCCGAATTTCCTCACCAGCGTTACTAAAGGTTCGACCTGCGGCGTTGCCGATCACAGACTCCGGAACGCCAAACGCGGCCAGGATTTCCTCTTTGGTGATCTGACGCATCTGTATGTAGGCGGCGTCTCTGGGGCTGGCTGAAGTGTCAACATAATCAACCCCATCATCCGAGGCGATGACCGTTGTCGAGCCAACCGTTCCTAGGTTCGCCTTAAAGCGACTCCGCAATTCCATTTTGTCGTCGTCATCAAGTTCGCCCTTGACCACAAGCAGTCCGCCCGGCCTGCCATCGTTGAGGAGGTAGTTCCGGTTGTACAACTTGGCGAGGTTTTCAATCTCAATAGCCACGCCAGCGGACTCCATGGGGGTCAGCGAGAGATACGGGTCCAGCGGATGTGGACGTCGGATCCAAACCACCTGGTCCGGCTTCATGATGACCTTCGTGCCGTCCGGCATCTGCACCTCGTAGCCGGACACAAATGTCTTGGGGTGCGGAATGGGGGCGGTGGACTGTGGCGGCAGCAGGTTCAGTCCGATGATTCGTCCGTCGCGGCCCTTCAACTTCTCGATGAATGCTCCCCTGGTCCCCATAAGGAGTTGGGAGGACAGGCGGTATCGGAAGATGAAAGAGTTCTCCCCAATGTTGGACTTGGTGTTCAGGATGTCAAGGATCGAATCCTTATTCAACTTCTTGCTTTTGACGATTTCCCCGTCCGGAGAGTTGTCCTTTCGGAGGATGACGGGCAGACGGGCCTGGTTGCCGGCGATGGCGTCGATACACCTGGCAACCCAAGTGACCTTCTGTACCCCTTGACGATAAGCCTGCTCAATGTCCCATTGGTCACGATACGCCCGGCCGGCAAAATTGGGGTTTTGGGCAATGGGGGCACCAGGGCCAACTCTCGCCCTGCTCGATGCCATCTGGTGAGATTTCGTTTCTGGAGAGTTCCAAGCCATATTTACTCAAGACCTAGTAGGAAGCCGAGGAGACCACATGTTGCGCCAGCGGCGATAAGCCCCAAGGAGGGACGAATCATCCACGCACCTATGCTGGTGCATATAATAAAGGATACCATCAGCAGATTTGCGGCGTTTGCCCGATTCAGCGCCGAGCGCAACCGATCCAGCGGCGACATGGGCGCTACCCTATCGCACGGGCGCGTCTACAATGTATAAGGACTGGAGTTGTGCCTGTGACCGACTGGGATGAAATACTAGAATTCCTCCAGCCGAAGGACTCTCCGTATTGTCCGGAGGAGCCGTCGCTGACCCAAAAGGTTTTTTTGCGCACCTACGCCCTTGAGGCACTCTTTGGCGGTGCGGCCGGGGGCGGCAAATCTTCTGCCCTGTTAATGGCAGCACTGCAGTATGTGGATGTGCCCGGCTACAACGCCATCATCTTCCGTCGTACTTACGCCGACCTCGCGCTCCCTGGCGCCATCATGGATCGCTTTTCGGCATGGATTTCGGAAATCGAGGAGATCAGATGGAACGGCTCTATTTACGTCGCAACGTTCCCATCCGGGGCGAGAATTTCATTTGGTTATCTAAACAATTCACAGGACTATCTACGGTACAAGGGTGCCGAGTTCCAGTTTATTGGAATGGATGAGGTGACCGAGATCAGGGAGCACGACTACCGGTACCTATTCTCCCGTTTGCGTCGGCCGGCGTCCGGCCCTGTTTCCAAAGTTCCGTTGAGGATGAGGGCAGCATCCAACCCCGCGCCTAATTGGGTTAGGCAGCGCTTCATCGTTGAGGGAGAGGACAGCAACCGCATCTTCGTCCCGTCCAAACTCGAGGACAACCCGGGCATTGATGCCGACTCATACCGACAGTCGTTGCAAGCGTTGGACCCGGTGGAGCGCAAGCGTCTCGAAGAGGGCGACTGGTGGTCCACGACCCTGGGGACGATGTTCAACCGTGAGTCAATTGTAATTATGGAAAGCGACGAGGTGCCAACGCTGACCCCGGCGGCCCGAGCCGTGCGCTTCTGGGATTTGGCGGCAACCGAGCCAAGCCAAGCGAATCCGGATCCCGACTGGACCGTAGGCACCCTCATGTTGTTCGATAAGGGCATTGCCTACGTTCTGGACGTGAGACGGCATCGAGGCAAGGGTGAGGACATTGAGAACCTGATAGCCCAGACGGCTTACGAGGATGGCCATGCTGTGCCGATCCGGATAGAACAAGAGCCTGGTTCGTCAGGGAAAGCGCTTATTGACCAGTACGCCCGGTACGTTTTGCCGGGGTTCGACCTTATGGGCGCTAGGGCCACCGGTGACAAGGTGACCAGGGCTCGTCCGTTCGCGGCAGCCGTGGCCAACGGCAACGTGCGTCTCGTGAGGGGCAAGTGGCTTACCGACTGGCTGGATGAGGTGTCGGCGTTCCCCGAGGCCTGCGCCCATGACGATCAGGTCGACTCGGCCACGGGGGCCTTCTCACATTGCACGGGCATAGGCTTGCCTCAACGCAAACGGGCCGCTATTGTAGTTTGAAATCCCCCTCCCCACCTAATGCCCGGAGGCCCAATGACACCTGATGACGTTCGTGCGCTTCGTGACCACCTTGCGGAGATCGATGCCAAGGTCACGGCATTCACCGACATCGAGAGATCGACTGACGAGGTTGCTGAACTGCTCCTCGAAATGAACTTGGCCAAGCGAGACATGGCTCTGGTCTACGACTCGTTGGCTCATCGGCTCGGCGAGTACATGGAGAGCAATCAGATCCTCGCCCTGAGAGATGGGGCGCAGGTCGAACGCAAGATGGCGTCCAGTCGGTCGGGCTGGCGTCACAAGGATCTTGCTGTCGATGTGGCTGACCGTATTTCCCAGTCGTCGGTTGATATGGAAACCGGCGAATTGGTCCTAACGCCGAGAGAAATGATGGTTCAATTTCTCGACTATCTCCAGCCCTCATATTGGCGGGTTGGCGAATTAAATAAGATCGGACTCAATCCAGACAATTACTGCAATGCGTCCGAGCCAAAAATAAGCATCATAGTTAGAAGGGGTGAAGCAATATGAGCCACCTTAAGCGGCTTTCTGAACCATTCCCGCCCGAAGTGGAGGGGACGTTGAATAAGGGCGGGGTGTCATTCCAGTTCGTTCCCGTTAGCGAAGTCATGGCCCGACTCAATGACGTGCTGGGCGTAGGGAACTGGTCCTTCCAGACTAAGACCTGTACGCGCGATCTCCTCGAGCCGGATTACATCATCGCCCATGTGTGCCTTACAGCAAACATAGACGGGAACATGGTCCAGATGGAGGCCCACGGAGGCACAGAGATCAACCGGTCAAGGAAGACCGGCGATGTCGTGGCCCTCGAAAACGATTACAAGACGGCGGAATCCGACGCCCTAAAGAAAGCGGCCACGCGATTGGGCGTGGGCCTTTACCTGTCCCGTTCGGAGGAAGCGCTCATGCACGAGCAGAGTCAGGTGGAGGTCGATCCTGCGATCGAGCAGTTGTGGGGCAATTTCAAGAGTTTCACCGAGAAGTTCGATCAAGACCAAAAAGTCGCATTAGGTGAGTTCTGGAAGGGCTATGCCGGCGACCGGGCAAAGCCCACCCAGCAGACTGCCACGACTGCTGACCTCACTGCACTCATCGAAAAGTGCGTCGAGATCGACCTTGGTGCCGAAGTTGTCGAAGCCTAAGACCTGGGCCAAAGACTCCTACTGGAAGTGCCCTTCGTG